CACGTCACCAACTGCATCAGCAGCAATGACAGCCAGACCTTTGAGAATCTTCTGCGTAGTCCCATTAGTGACGATAGTATAACCGTTGGACGTGGGCGCAGTTTTTACGATGAAGGTAAATTTAAGACCGGCTGCCGGAGCCGGAAGCGTCGATTGAAAACCATCTGCCGCATGGAGAAAAAATGTTTTGCCATTTTCTCCCGCCAGAATAACATTCGTCGCGGTAACGACTTCCACGCCGGATGCTGGAACGGCGGCGATATTGAGTTGCTCTGCATCTGCGGCAACTGCAATACCTTTTATTTTCAAATAACTACCTGCCTCGAAATCAACAATGCCTCCGCTTTCAACGGTTTGTTTTCCACCGTCCGCAATAACTTGTTCAGCGCCACCTTGTTTTCGATATATTTTCGGTTGATAAGTAGAATCACTCATTTTTCAATCCTCCAAAGTCTCCTGTGGTTTCCCCGACGGAGGCCGGAGTAGCCCCCGCCGAGTAGCCATTTAAGGCCAGGTTAACTAATCGCCGGAACATCGAGGCCGTGGCCTTTAATCAGGCTGATAGCCATCATGGTTCCGGTTGCGTTCGAGTCGTTTTCTGCAAGAGTGAATCTCAGGTGACGTTTACCGCCGATATAGCCGAATTTGTAAACTGCTGCCGCCACTGCTTTGGTTGCCAGGGTGAGGATGATCCCTGTCCCGGCATCAGGTGTGACGCCCTGCATGTCGACGGCTTCAACCTCGTCATAGGTGCCTGCGACTCCGGGGACAGCCGAATCGTCCGCGTGTTCCAGCTTCAGGGTGATCGTGCCGGTATCACCAGCTGCTTTTGCCCCGCAGCTCACTTCGATGACCGCCGAATTAAAACCGGCAAGGTCGACTCCGACTGCGGCCGGTACGGTATCATCAAGCACTTTCACAGGCGCAACGACCTGGACGATTTCGGTATTGCTATAAAGGTCTTTCATGGTGTCTTACCTCCTATGGTAGTGGGGCGAGTTTCCCCGCCCCGGTTATTGATTAGTTAGCTCGTGATCTTCAACGCCTTCAATGCCTCATACATCACGATACCGCCGCCGACTCTTTTGGTCGTGTAAAATGCGACATAGGGTTTCGCGGTGTATGGATCGCGAAGCACTCTGGTCCCGAGACGGTCAATGATCAGATAAGCCCGTTTGAAGTTACCGTAGAAAATCGGGCATTTATTGGATCCGATATTGTCCACATTGTCATCAACAACGACTGGTTTACCCAGTAGGGTATCGGGAGCGCCTTCGAGCAGCCCCGGACGCCAAATGTAATTTCCATCCCCATCCTTGAACTTTCGGACAACTCCAACCGTAGCATCATTCATGAGCCATGAAGCACCGTTGCGATAAACCGGTTTAAGAGCATGCTGAAGGTCAATCAGCTTGTCCATGTTGTTCAATAGGTTCGCATGGCCGCCCGCGATATACCCGACCTTGCCCCAGGAATAAGAAGCATTCGCAACCATGGCATAGGCCCCGATACCCTTCGGTTTCTCAACTCCATTCCCGTTGATAAAGGCATCGCCTTCCTCTTCGACGAACTCGATTGCAACCTCCCCAGCCAGCCATGCCCCAATGTCGATGCTGCTGTCATCCAGAAGCTGCTGGGTTGCGCAGGGCATCGCGTAAATCTCTTTGGTGTTGATTGCGATTTCGGCCAGCGTCGGCGTGGTAGTTTCGGAACGAGTGCCCTTCTCTGCCGTCCATCCGCTTGTGGCCCCGCCCTGGCTTACGAGCTTCTTGTAAGTATCGGTGGAAATCGCCATGACCGTCGCAAGAGAGCGCATTGCGGACATCGTAGCCGCCACGCGGTCAATCGCCGCATCGACTTCTTCCGGGACAGTGAACCCGCCGTCGGGATCTGACAGGGTTGAAGCGGAAGCTTGGACATCGATGTCCTTAATGCCGCTAATGTCGCCCCGCCGCATCAGGTGGTTGAATGCCTTTATTTTCGTTTCTTTGCTGTCCGCCGCCATCCCGCCGCCCAATCCGCGCCGCCCGACAACGGTTTCGAGCGTTTCGAGCTGATTCTTCATTTCGGTGAGCTTGCTGATTTCCGCGTTGATTTTGTCCACTTTCTCCGTCAGCAACGGATCAGCGCCGCCTTTTGCCTCAATCTCCTTGATTCGGGCGTCGTTCTCCGCCTTGAACTGCTCAAACGCACTGCCCAGTTTCTCAATGGTTCCCTTGAGTTCTAAATCCATCTTTTTTGCCTCCCGTGATTTTTGAGATCAATTTTTCCAACTCCGATTTGACCTCAACATCCCGCAGAGGCTGTTTCATTCGCGATACTGCCGCTTTAGCAAAGGAGCGACTTCCGCCCGCATCCCGCAGGGCACGCTCCATTTCTCGTTCTGTAAGTTCTCGTCCCTCCTGTTTTCCTTCCAATCCATCAGGTACATTGGCGTACATGGACAGGCTGAATTGCGCCTTTGCCTGTGTAGCGCCTTCGAGGACCCGGTCAATCAGGCCCTTTTCTTTAGCCTCCGCCGCCGTGAGCCATGTTTCTTCATCCATCATTTGCCGGAGGTCCCGCTTTCCGGACCCTGCCTTGCCGTAGTAAATATCGAGGATGTTTCCATCGATTTTCTCCAGGATATTCGTCGCCACGGCGCTCAGAAGATGGCGATCCCCCGCCACGACGACCCATGCGTTGTGGATCATCATCATGGAATTTTTATGCGCCGTGACCTCGTCGCCGGATAACGCGATCACCGAGGCCACCGATGCGGCCAATCCGTCAATCTGCGTTGTGATTTTGGCCGGGTGATCCTTGAGGGCGTTAAAAATCGCCATGCCGTCAAACACGTCACCGCCGGGGGAGTTGATTCGGAGCTTGATCGATTTCGCTTTGATCCCCGCCAGCTCCCGGACAAAAACGTCGGCTTCAATGAACGGCCACCCGATCACATCGTAAATGATGATCTCGGCTTCATCGTCGGCTTTCGCCTCGATCTTGTACCAGTCGGGCTTGTCGAGCGGTTTCCCCCAAAATCGGGCGATTGTCTCAGCGCTTTTCGCATTCCGATAGTCCATTTTCATGATTCCGCCTCCCCCGTACCTGTCTTTTCTCTAACGGTGCTTGTTCTGGTCCTGTACTCGTTGCCGCCCTCGTAGGGGTTGAGGTCCAGGAGCTCCCTGCACTCGTTCGGGTTCATAATTTCCTTGTCGATGGCCTTGGCGAATCCCTCCATCTGGTCCCGAAAAGATCCTCTTTGCAGACCTTCCGCCCGGAATTTTGCGTAGTAGGTAGATCTTTCATCCAACTGGAGGAGGTCCCGGTAGATGGCCTTTTCCATGAATACGATCCACGGCATGATGGCGTAGACGATAAATCCGATGCTGAATTGCTCTGCGCTGGCATAGGTGGGGGTGCTTTCGCCGGGATTCATGATGGTCAAGGGCATCCCGAAAAAAATGTCTACGATCTCGGACTTTTGGAATTTCCGTGTTTCCAGGAACTGCGAATCCTCCGGGTTGATCGCGATCGGGTGCGCCTTCATCCCCTCTTCCAGGAGCATCAGGCGGTGCGTTTTCCCTAATCCGGAGTAGGTCGCCCCCAGGGCATCGCGGAGCTTCGCCGGATCTTTCAGCGTTCCGGGATGCTCAACGATCATTCCGGGGTGTGTCCCGCTGCCGAAATAACGAGCTCCGAATTCCTCCGTAGCCTGAGCGAGGCCGATGCACTCCCGGATATAGGCAATCGGAGAAACTCCCCGATATCCATCAATCGTCATCCCTCGCACGTGCATGATTTCCGATCCCGGAATGTCACAGATGTCTCCATCCGGGAACTGGCAGCGGTATGTCAGCTCGAAATTTTTATCTTGCTTGACGTCCTGCACCGTTCCGGGGGGCAGCGGTATCAACTCCCGGATATTGCCGCTCAATCCGTGCGCCCTGTTTTTGAGGGCGTAAAAATTCCCCCGCAGCGTGAGGTGATTCACGGCCATGCCCCAAAACTCGGGCGCGGTCATCCACTCGTTGGGCATGTCGTGGAGGATGGGATATAGGGGATGGTCGAGGGCCTTTTCGCGAATTTTGCCATCTTGTTTCATCAGGTGGCACGGTAACTGGCCGATGGTGCGGGACAGAACGTTGATACAGGAATACACGGTAGCCTGTCTCATTGCCGTATCGTGCGAAACGGAAACGCCAGACGCGGTGGAGTGTGCGCCGCCAAAAAACGAACGGATCGCGATACTTGCGGAAGCCATCGCCCGAGGCTGAATCATGCGCGACACGATGCCCATCTACTCATCCCTCATCAGGTAGCCGATCCCCATCAACACAGCCCCCGCAACAGCAAACCCCAGCCACGGGCGCAATAACCAGAGGCCATACCCGAGCAACCCGAGGCCGCCAAAAACGAGGATGTCCCGAATGTCGATTGCCTTTGACAGGCCGCCGACCAGGGATGCTGTTTTGGTTGCGAGCTGTTTAATCATTCCACCACGCAAAAATCTTTTGATGGAATTGTGACAGGGTAATCTATAATTTTCACGGACGGGGTAGACGCAATGGAAAATCTGGAAGGTTTTTTAATAATGCAATGCGGGGCAAATAATCGCTTCGGCTAAAATATC